AAATTACAAAAAATATTTGATATGTCTATTAAGTTACACAATTAACCATTATGTTAACCGATTATTTGTCTATTGGATTCGCCTTTGGCGATAACCAAAAAAGGGTCGTTTCCGACCCTTTTATATAACATCATCACTCTATATACCTGCCAATGCTAAAATATCTGTAGCACCACTAACTAACTGACCACTGCCGGACGATCCACCAGATGGACTGAAAGTACTGAAAGCAATACAAGCGGAATTCACCAATTTACAAGTATTATTAACTGCATTGTTAACACCTTGCCATTTATAAGTACGCTTTTCTGACTTAGTTCGCCAATACTCTGTCTTTACCTGCTGGGCGGTCAATTTGGTACTCTCCTTTATCTGACCTGTATTAGCATCTATCTGACCTCCTAACTTATGATAATAGTCACTATCTACTATATTCTCTTTAAGCGAGGCATCCGCTAACGAATTACAAGCACTAGCATAATCACCATAGGCTCGCTGATAGGCTTCCTCAGTCTGAGCACTATTCAAAGCAATTATTGACTTTTGATAATTCTCAACATAAGGCAACAACTTCTCCAATTTCTGCTTATCTAACTTAGCAATAGCATTCTGAGTCTCAATCAACTGGGCACGTTTCTCACTCTCACTCATCTCAGCATTATACAATCCGGTTTGGGCATCATACATATTCATCTTATGACCGTTAACCTCAATCTCAGAATCATTAACTTTAATGTCGCTAAACGCCTTATCAGTATCCGCTTTCATCTTATCTATCTGAGCCTGAGATAATCCGGCTATCCATGATGTCTCTTCCTTTATCTTACCTGCCTCAGCATTATTCTTATTGGACTGACTATCTATCAACTTCTCCTGCAACTTCAACTGCTTGGCTTGCATAAACATTTGTGCTACCTGGGACAAATCCATCTGCGGTACCGCTACATTCGCTCCTTGGGCTTGGGCATTACTTGACGCTTGGGTAGTAACTCCTCCTTGCATCGCTAAAGCTGGATTGACTCCTGCCGCTTGCATATCGGCAACTGTCCTTTGATATTTGGTATTATCCATTTGCTGATTCCACATACGGGCTTTCTGCGCTTCCCATGAATTAAAAGCATTCTGCTCCTCACGGGTCTCACGGGCATAGTACTGATTGACGATGTTTGAAAACATACTTGTAGCCGCTGCTGCTACTGCTCCTAACGCTGCTCCCATTGTATCTATTTATTTTCTTTCTTTATTATTCTTTAGACTGACACTGTGTGTCACTTTTCTTATCAACATCAAGTATCAACGAAAAGTTTGCTTTTGCTCTAACAAAACCAGTCTATTCATCACTCTTCTTGGTACTTCTCTCCTTTATTGTATTCATCATCCGGATTCCTTCAAATATATCTGACGGCTTTCCTAAAATACTTGACGGATCATCTATACCATTATAATTAGCCTCACTGTCGGCAACAGTGGACGGAACCTGACCATTAACCATACATTCAGCCAAATCAATGAAACCAAACTGATCTACCTCACGTTGGTCTCTGTTTTCATCATATTCACAAATACAAATCATATCTCTTATTTATTTATCATATTATTATTAAAACCTACGGCTACTCTCATCACTGATTTCACCGTAGGAAAAAACTAAATTATGAAAGTTGTTTACCGGAACGGTCGATAACAATATCCTCTCCATGCTCATAAGCCGGATCCTGCAATGACGGAACGGAATAACGGGCAAGCGGCATACTTACCTTATAATCAAAATAGGTATCACACCAGTAACCATAATTGGAAATATATCCATCAACGGCACTAACCTGATCCAGATAGGTAGTCGGTATCGTTAAAAATTGAGTATTAATCTCCGGACGTAGATTAAAAGTACGCTGCAAAGCAAATGATTGCAAAGATTGACCATCTCGGAGTATTCCATGTACCTCATCGGTCTTGTCTTTCCAATTGGCATATCTTTCGTTATAACCAAAAACTGACTTATTATTCACCAAAGCCTGAGTACCTGACAACTGCCATGCATATATAGGCTCATTACCCACATTTTGAAGAATAGGGTTAGCCATATCACTCTGCTTACCATATCCTATGTATCTCTTAAGCATAGGATCAACGCCAGTACTATAAGTTACCTTTGGTGAAAGCCAAGTAACAACCATAAGATAGCCAGGCTCCTGAGCGGTAAATCCTTTGATAAGCAAATCATTACCATCAACATAAGCACTACCAAATCTTGCGGCAACGCCGGACATAGGATTCTGAAGAGTCTCGCCACCGTTATCTTGAAAATTCGATGTCTGATAAATACCTTTACTGTATACGTCAAAACTACCGGATCCAATAAGAATAGGTCTTTGGGCAATAGCATCACTAAGATTAGCGCCATATTGGGCTTTCACATAATCTACAAGCCTATTACCTGCAAGATTATTCCTTTCAAGGAACTGCTGCATACTATTAGCTGCACGGAGGGCTGAAATAGTAAATGAACCATCATCTCCTGCATTTTCAGGCATAGCAAACGAAACTGACTGAGCCTCGCCATTCTGAGGCTGAGGAGTACATGAGGTATAAATATCTGAACCGAAATTAGCCTGACGAAGATCAGAAAGATCAATACCATCGGCAAAACGGGAAGAACCAGCTACTCCAGACGCACCAGTACCAAAAGTCATCCTATAATTGGTGGTGGCTAAACTATTAGGAATAATAGTATTGGACGTACCAGCACTATAACCTTTGGACTGAGAATCCATAACATCCTCAAAAATATCATTCTGGACTAAAGTATTCCTGAACCAGTCATTCCATATCTTATGATAGGCAAGCATAGGCAAGGCACTTAACTCTATATCGGCATCAGTAGTAGTACCTGTAAGCGGATTGGACTTAAATCCAAGATAATCAAGCAATGTACCAGGGGCATAAAGCGACTTATTAGTATTTCCCTTAAATTGGAACGTAGGCATCAATACCTTTCCAGTAGAACCAGAGGACTCTCTTTCACTATTGGTAAGCCACTTCTCATAACCAGGCACAAGAATACGCGTAGGCACGAAAAACGCGGCGTACTTCTGTTTAACACGCATAAACGTATCACTGGCAAGCGGTGGCAACTGGGTAGTAATAGCCATCCTTAGATTAACCGTGGTATTCGGTATCAATTCGTCAGTAAGAATAGGGGTAACAGTACCTACCTTACTCGTAAAAAGGTTTTGAAACGATTTGTCAAAACCGGATTTCTTTTGTACCTTAATAGGCACTTTGTCATAAATGTTAGCCATAGGCTTTCTGTTTTAGTTTATTATTATTATAAAGGTTTTTCACTCTCTATTTCATCATTGACCAATTTATTTATATATACTATCTTGTTTATTACCTGATCTAACTTATTAATGTAATAATCAATAGTATCCGGATCAATCATAACCAATACATTTTTCTTTATCATATCTATAAATAGTTTAGAATTTATTAAAATCTGCTCTTTCTGAGGGCTGCAATATTAGTTTCGATAATAGTTTTCGCTCTTTCCTGTCGTTGCTCCTTTTCACTAGCGCATACAATTTTGGACGCTCTAACGCACTCTTCATAATTCTCTGCCAAATTGTTGTTGTACGCCATTTGGATAAGTTTTCCAGCAAAGTCCGTCTGAACACGATCCTGCAAAGCCTTCGACACCATCTTTGATATTTCAGTCGCTCTAACTTTCCCTGTAAGGTCATCTTTAACGTAGGTAAATTTCTTCCAGTAGTAACCGGGTAATTTGTATTCTCTTCCATTTAACTTATATTTTTTTTTATGTTTATCTGCTATCTTTTTTATCTCCTTATCTAACTTAACCGGATTGATACCGGATAAATTATCCATATCCGGCATATCACTAATCAACTCGCCAAGCACATCACGGCGCATCATATCAAATCTCTTTTTGGTGGGCATTCCATAGCCTACTGACGTAAGTTTACGGGGTTTGGCTACCTTTCCATCTTTAAGATATTCGTCCTCTAATTCGGGCATCTTTACGATATATTTGGCTACATAGGCGGCAACTCTGTCGGTTTCAGTTATATTAACCTTTTTGAAACAAGCAAAACCGTAATTCTCTGTCCAATCTTTCTCAAACTCACGAACCTGATCATCAGTCAAACCTAAAAGCAATCCATGATAATGAGGACGATGAGTACGGGGACCATATTCGCCGCATAACAGGTAACTGAAATCCAATTTCTTTCCGGTATGGTACTCGATATTGCGGACAACGCGCTTTTTCCATAACTGCAAATCCCTATTATTGATAGTACGGAGGTTTTCAAGCACTTCTCCGGATTCTTTGTCAATGCAATAGGATTCATCCTCAAGCAACTCACCGTCAATAAGGTCAAAAACAAACGGAACATTCTCCTCGGAATATGTCAACGTTATAAACCAAGGATTACCTTTCTTTTGGGCTTCCTCAACAGTACGGATAACATACTCATTCTGACGGTCTTTAACACATTCCTCACATTTGCCACATGGCACAAACTGGGTATATTTCTTTCCACACACTTCACGGGTTAAGGCTACAGGACAAACACACATTAGAATTGAAGAATTATCGCAATTATTATAACAACCGGAATAACGATATACTCACCAAATCCGGTATAACCATACTTAACTAATAATAAATGAATCTTGTCTTTCATAATTCTTTTGTTTTATTATAAATAGTATCGTTTTATAAAAAGTTTAGGTATCTTTATTAAAATTGTAAATATTTTATTCAATAGGGTATAATTAAAAATGCTACTCCGTAGCAAGAGGAATAGCATTATGAGAAAAAAGCCCACTATCCGTGGTCTTGTTTTCTTTTTATTCTTTTAGATAGGGCTGCGTTTTCAACGCCGCCGCATTACGAAAGGCAAAGCCTTAAGGTTTTTTTATAAGGTCAAAACTACGTTTTGTTAATAGGATAACATAACGCTATCCAAATTGTATAACAGAATAGGCGAGTA